GTTCGAGATACAATCCGCTATTAATGCTTTTAAAATGAGTAAATATCTGAACAAATAACCCTATAAAATTTACGATTATGTCACTGATTAAGAAAAGTAATGAATTAGTTATCCCGACCACCGTGAAGATGATGATTTACGGTCAAGCCGGAATGGGAAAGAGTACGGTAGCATTGAGCGCACCGAAACCGCTGCTGTTGGACTTCGATAACGGCGTGAAGCGCATGAACATGGCGCACTTGGAGAATATAGACACGGTACAGGTCACTTCATGGAGCGATGTTCAGCAAGTTCTTCAAGAGGACTTGTCCGCTTATCAGACCATTGTAGTAGATACCATCGGCAAGATGATGGACTTCATCATTACTCACAAGTGTGGAACCCGCCAGCCGTCCATCCGTGATTGGAGCGGTATCAATGCAGAGTTTTCATGGATGACACGAACACTTTCGGGGCTTAACAAGCACATCATTTTCGTTGCCCATCGCGACACAAGAAAAGAAGGTGATGATACGGTGTTTATCCCTGCCTTGCGTGAAAAATCCTACAACTCTATCGTTACCGAACTGGATTTGCTCGGTTATCTTGAAATGAAAAGCGAAAGAGGCGTCCAAAGACGTACCATCACTTTTGACCCAACTTCAAGAAATGACGGTAAGAATACTTGCAATCTTCCTTCAGTGATGGAAGTTCCTACCATCCTTGACAAGAATGGTAATCCAACCGCAAAGAATGACTTTATCACCGCCAAGATAATCAATTCGTATTTGGGTATGCTTGCTGCCAAGAAAGAGGCACAGGAAAAGTATGATAAAGTTATTGAAGAGATAAAAGAACAGATCGAACTTATTACGGATGCGGAATCTGCCAATAATTTTATCGCGCAAATAGATAATTTTGAGCACGTTGGTTCTTCAAAGCAAATGGCGGCAAAGTTGGTAGCTAACAAAGCGAAGTCTTTGAATCTGAAACTTAATTCAGAAAAGAAATATGAACCAGCAGCCTAAATATCGTATTTACGCAACGCTTCTTGATGCCTTTGGGGCATATCTGAATAGTGATGTGATTTGGGATAAGTACTGGGGGTGGTCAGAAAATCCACCCCATACTCCTGAAGAATTTCACGAACAACAGTTTCAAGAACTGATAGACCGGATTAACCGCAAGCCATTCGATAGCGAAGCGGCAGACCGTGGCACGGCTTTCAATGAAATCATTGATTGTATGATTGAGAACCGTAAATCTTCTATAATGGAAATTAGCAAGGCATATCACGATGACGGAAAACTTTACGGGATAAAAGCTGTTTACAACAATCGCACTTTCACTTTTTACATTGACCTTTGCCGCGAGTTTGCCAACTACTACAAAGGAGCATTAACCCAACAAAGAGTAGAAGCCATCTTGCCTACTGCATACGGTAGTGTATTGGTTTATGGTTTGATTGACGAACTGATGCCTACCAGTGTTCACGACATCAAAACAACCGGTAGTTATACCGTGGGAAAGTTCAAAGATCACCACCAGCATTTAGTTTATCCTTATGCTCTTATGCAGAATGGGTCGGATGTACGGACATTTGAGTATAACATTGTAGAGTTCAACAAAGGCGGTTATGTGGTAGATACCTATACAGAAACATACGTTTTCAATCCTGAACGTGATATTCCTATTCTTACTAATCATTGTGAGGAATTTATCCGGTTTTTGGAAGAAAACAGAAAACTTATAACCGATAAAAAGATATTTGGAGGAGAAAATTAATGGCAAACCAAATAACCGGACGGATAATCGAAATCGGACAAACTGTTCAAATACCATCCAAAAACGGTGGTTCCTCGTTTACAAAACGGGAGTTCATTTTAGATGCTACCACTTACGACCCTTATACGGGAGAGCGTAGCGAGTATGAGAATGTTATTCCCTTAGAGTTTTCAGGCGATAAGTGTGCAGAACTTGACCGCTTTAATCAGGGTGATGTTGTTACTGTATCATTTGTTTTACAAGGACGTTCTTGGACGAATCAAGACGGAGAACTCAAACGTATGGCATCTATTCGGTGCTACAAAATAGATGCGCGTGGCGGTGTATCTCAATCCCAACAAACAACATCGGTACAACAGCCAGCGCCACAACCGACCTATCAGCAACAGCCGCAGAACTTTCCGCCTCCGGTTGATGCTAATGGCAATGTAAAGGACGATTTACCTTTTTAGCGTATGCTGTTCGACTTGAAGAATGATATGGAAGAGATTTGGAAAACAGTAAAAGGGTATAATGGATATTATCAAGTTTCTAATACAGGTAAAGTTCGGAATCCTAATAAGGTGCTTACTCCAAATGTTGGAGTAAAGAACGGATATGTTTATGTTACTTTGAGAAAAGATAAAAGACTGTTACATCGAATTGTTGCAGAAACTTTTATCCCCAATCCATTTAATAAACCAGAGGTAGACCACATTAATGGAATTAGAACGGATAATAATGTTTGTAATTTAAGGTGGGTAACTCGCACGGAAAACAATAATAATCCTATTACTAAAAGCCGTTTTAGTAAATCTGCTAAAGGTAAAGTTATCAATGCAGAAACTAAAAAACGAATGTCAATGAGCCGAAAAGGGGAAAAACATCCAATGTATAATAAAAAGCATTCAAGTTTTTCTAAAAGAAAGATGTCTATAACTCATTCAATTCCAGTTGTGCAATTGGGATTACAAATGAATTATATAGCTGAATTTGAAAGTGCAAAAGTGGCTTCTCTTGAAACACAAGTTGCTGCATCAAGTATCAATGCTTGTACGCTCGGCAAAAGGAAAACGGCTGGTGGCTATATTTGGAAAAAGAAAAATGATATTTAATTTATCAAATCATTATGAAATACCCAAGTTCAAGGAGTATGTAAACAAGCTGTTTAGTGAACGTGCGGTGGTGGAAGTGAAAAAGAAACTACCTAACCGTACGCTTGCCCAAAACAGCTACTTGCATCTTCTTTTAGGGTATTTCGGTAGTGAGTACGGTTGCAGTCTCGACGAAGCAAAAATTGATTTTTATAAGAGGACTTGCAACCGTGATTTGTTTGAACGTAAGATGGTCAACAAGAAAGGCAATGAAGTAACCTATTTGCGCAGTTCTGCCGAGCTGACAACAGGTGAAATGACTTTGAGTATTGACCGTTTCCGAAATTGGTCGGCATCAGTAGCTGGCATTTACTTACCTGCCGCTAACGAACAACAGATGCTTATCTACGCACAACAAGAAATTGAACGTAATAATGAATTTATTTAAAAATTGAGATTATGAAGAAAAGAAAATTTCCCCAAGATGTAGCAAGATTCTTTCATCCTGAAAAATCAATCAACCCTAAATCCAGCGGTATTCACCAAATAGAGAAAGCCTCTCAAAGAAGCTATATTCCAGTTTATAATACTATGGGTACTGCAAGAAAGGTTTACAATGAGTTTGGCAAAATAAGTTATAGATAATATGGACAAATTTTTAGGACAAGACATTCCTGAACAGGAACGATGGCAGTTTCTTCAGGACAATGCCGATGCAGTGGAGAAAATCGGTTATACTCACCGATTCACACCCGAAGAATTGGCGCAAAAGAAAGAAACATTAGCTGAAGTATCAATCACCATCAATGATATTGAGATAGAAAAGAAAGAGGCTATGGACGAGTTCAAAGAACGTCTGAAACCTTTGAACGAAGAAAAGCAGGAACTTTTGGACCACATTAAGAGAGGTTCTGAGTTTGTAGAAAATGAAGAATGTGCCAAAATCCTCTATCACGAGGAAAAGATGGCAGGATTCTACAACAAGCTGGGCGAACTGGTTTATAGCCGTCCCATTATGCCACAGGAGATGCAAAAGACAGTATTCAGTATTAACCGTAAAACAGGAACAGAATCATGAGCGAAAACAAAATCAACTTGGTTGTGCCTAAAGATTACAACGGCAAACCTATTGAAGTAGTATTAAGAGAAGGCGAAGCACCGGTAGCACTTGACCCGAAAGAACCGGAGCGAGTAGTTATCAGTGGAACGATAGATGCACCTCTCAGATGGTTGGAAAAGCGTGTCGAACTGATTAATCAGAAATCGACCAATATCATCGTAAACCGTGATAAGATGGGGTTGGCATTAACTATTGATGAAACCAACTACTATCAGACTGGAATCAGTGGTATTTTACAGGCTTCAAAAGAAATGCAGGAATTTGGCATTAACACGGATAAGAAATGGGAACCTGTCAAGCTATCCCAGTTCTTCAAGATGCACCGTGCTTTCTTCAAGGATAAATCAGAAAACATGATGCTGGTTTCCACTTTGAAGAATTTCAAAGCAAAGGTTAACCAAGACATCGAGCGCAGCAAAGAGGAAAACGGCAGCAAGACGGATAATTATTCTCAGGTGGTTGATTCTAATCTTCCGAAATCCTTCAAACTGAATATTCCTCTTTTCAAAGGCTTTGCTTGTGAGGAAATCGAAGTTGAAATTTATGCTGATGTAGATGGTCGTGATGTTTCACTTTCTTTGGTTTCTGCTGGTGCGAATGAAACCATTGAGGAATACAAAAACAAGGTGATTGACGAACAGATTGAAGCAATCAAAGGTGTTGCACCTGACATCGTAATCATCGAAGTATAATTGACAGCCCGG